ACGAGGTTATCGATTTCGGTCTGGGTGTGGATCATGGGAATTATTTTTTGCGCTTCGGTTTGCTCAGCTCGATGATGCTTTGGTCACCGGTCACGCTTTGCTTCGTCTGCTCGATCGTGTTCATCTGCTTCGCCCGGTATTTCTGCACCGCGTCCAGCCAGTCCTCCGCGCCGAGTGGCGTGTTGCGCGCAAATTGATGCTGCACTTCTGCGGCCGCCACTGAGAGGTCTTTCTTCTCCGCCTGCTTGTTTAGCCGCTCGACGATTGCCGTGCTCCACGAGTAGCCCTCGTCGCCGCCCCAGCCCATCCACGCTTGGTAACCTTTGCCTTGCTCGTCCCACGTGTCGCCCTGCTTGTCGACTTCATGCCGGTCGAAAAACGCTTTCATGCGGCGCACGGTGTCCTCGGACATCGGCCGCTTGTTGATCAGGTCGCGAGCGCGGGCGATGCCAACACTCGTCATGCCGCGCTGCGACATCGGCTTTTTTTCTCGGATCTCAAGCGCCCGGCGTGCGTTGTCGGCCATCGCCTGCGTTGGGATGTAGGAGTCGGTCGCGAAGTTGATCGTGACGAGGTTCGCGTCGTTCTCGATCTGCTGCACCGGCTCGATGGCGGCCGGCGCTGCCGCGACGCTGGCGGCCTGCGCCTCTGCTGCGCTCGCGCCCACCGCGTCGCCGGCTGCGGCTGCGGCCGCTGGCGTGCTCGGGAGCGAGGTCGTGGTGAGGCGGATCGCCGTCTCCGGCACGCCGTATTTTACCGCGAGTTCCTTCACGAATCCGGCTTCGATTGCGATCTGCTCCAGCCGTGCGAAAGCGTCGGTGCCTTCTTCGGCTGCAATTTCTTGGAGCGACTTCGCGCCTTGCCGGTTCTCGTTCATGTTCGCGGCCGACTCGCGGCCTACGTCGATGCTTAGCTTGGCCGGGAAACGCCATTCGCCCTTCGTCGCACGGCGCAGAGCCTGCACCATCGTCTCTCCCGGGAGAAGCGAAGGCGGCGCGATCTCGCCGCGTGCGATGGCGTCGAGGATGACCGCGTCCTTGATCGGATCCAAAACTTTGTCGGTAAGAACGCCCTGTTGCTTGGTAAACACTCGGTCGGCTGCGGCGAATTCTGCGCGCACGCTTGGACCACGAAAGTCCGATGTTCCAAACAAGACTCCCTCGGGTATGCCCACGGAAAGACTGATCTCGTGCATAAGGTGCTGCACGAAACCGGTGAACGCCTGCGACGGCCGCGACGGCATGACCTCGACGCGGTCCGAGTTTTGGAAGTAGCGAATCATGCCGACCTCGGTGAGCTCGTTTTTTTGCTGCTGCCCGTTCGGCAACGCCATCGTCGGGTTCGGCTGGAAAAGGTTGCGCGGGTTGGCGGTGCCTCTGTCGTTGAAGATCAGCGCGGCCTGCTGCGACGAGAATCGGACGCCGGCTTTCTCCGCTTGCAGAATCTCGTGCAGCATCCGCGCCGTCTGGATGCCGCTCGCAAGATCCGAAACACCTCGGTACATATCAGACCGATTTGGATCGAAATAATGGCAAAACTGATTCGCTGGAATGTCCTCCGCGCCGAAATAAACGCCGTTCCGGTCCACGCGGAAGATCCGGTAGGCGACCGGCTGGCCGAAGTCGTTCGTGATGATGCCCTGATAATAGTTGTTCGACGCGACCGCCGTGTCGTTCGGGTTGCCGATGCGCGTGGCCGGCACGAGTTGGAGCTTGAGCCCTTCGCCGCTGCGCCGGATGACGAAACCGCAGTCGCCGTCAATCGGTCGTTCCTCGGCTGCGAGCTGCACCAATTTCTTGAAGCTGTGCCGGTTCGTTACGTCGCAGTTTTTGCACCATGCGTGAAAATACTCGTCGACCACGCGGTTGTAATCGCGATCTCCAGTCGTCGGCGAGTATTCGTGCGGCGTCAGGTAGAGCCCGAATTTGCGCGACACTTCACGAATCTCAGGTGCGTTGTCCACCAGATCGCGCGCCTCATACATGAGGACGACGCGGTCCCGCTGATTCTGCGACGACTCGGACGGCTGCGCGTATTGCTTAGGCGAATAAAGCCGGTTTGTCCGAGCTGCGTTATACTCGAAAAGCGACTTCTGCACGCGAGCCTCTAGCCGTTTCAACGCCCACGTCGGCGCGATGTTTTCCAGCGCGCGATCAATCCACGGTTTGTCCGTGACCAGTTTTGACGCGTCGAAGAAATCGGTGCTCATGGTGTGATTAGTTGCCGGTGAAACTGATGAAGGTCGTATCCGTTGACGTTCCGGCCGCGTCGGTCAATGCGTCCTGCAAGTTGCCCAGCATGTTGTTCAGCGCGTTCAGGTCCGCTCGGCTCACGCTCTTGCCGTTCAGGCTGTAACTCTGGTTAAGAAGCACCGCCTGAATCGCGTCGAGAGTCTTGGTCTTGAGCGCCGTCAGCGTCGCGGTGTCCAGTCCGAGAAATGGGTTGTCGAGCATACCACTGCCCGAAACGTCAAACCCGGCTTACTCCTTCGGCGGCGTGTAGCGCAGCACGTTCGCAATCGTAGCTATGCAGAGCATCATGGCCGAGGTGTCGAGTCCGTGATTCGGCGCGTTGCTTTTCACCTCGCGCCACTCCCAGACGCCGGTCCGGATCTCGACCTTGGATTCGCCTTTGAGGTGTTCGAGGTAGAGCGGGTTTACGTCCGCGGGCAGCAACCATTTCAGATCGCCCTTCCGCTCCAGCGCGTTCGCGAGCAGGTCCTTGAAATAGTCGCCGGACCAATCGTAATAAAACACGTCGCCGCCCCGGTAGTCGCTCACTCGTGGCTCCGAGAACGGGAAGTTGATCAGCGCGTCGGTCGCCTCGTCCCGCATCGTCCAAGTCTTGCGAGCGTGCCCGCGCATGCCACGCCAGCCGAAGTCCGCGCAATCGCGGTCAACGTCGGCCGGCCGGTAGCCTCGGTCCTGCGCCACGCACGCGTCTTGGACCTTGTATCGGTGCTGCATCTGCCGCAGTTGGTCCCGCGTCTCGACGCGTCCAAAGTAAAGCTGCTTGTAGCTCGGACCGGTCGCCGAGCTGAACGCCCCGATTTCCAGCCACCAGTGGTCTTGCTGGCGGTCGATTGCCATGAAGCGAATCACTTCGCCGTCGATGCCCTCGCCGTTGCTGAACTGAGCCACGGTGTAATCGCTCGCCGTGACGAACAGATTGACGACTTTCTTTTCGACCACCCACGGCCTCGCCTCACGCTTCGTCTTAAACTCGATCTTCATTTTGTCGTCGCCCTGCCGCACGTGGTGGTTGTCGGCCTCGCAGAATTCTTCGACCAGCAAGCGCATCGGCCGGCTTACGACTGACTCGACGCGGAAGCTCTGGATCTCGATCGGCGCCGCCGGGTTGAGCGGCACGAAGCGCCCGGTGCGTTTCCACCGCGCTCGCGTCACGTCGTCGTCCGGTGACTCGTGGCCGCAATGCGGGCAACGGAACCGGCACGACTCGACGGCCCGCGCAACGTCCCACGTCTCGTCATCGCGCTTCGCCGCCGCGTCCCAGACCACGCCGCCCCGCAGCCCGGTCGTCTCGTTCTTGTCCAGCGCGAACGCGACCGGGTGCACCTTGTGGCACGCCGGGCACTCGGCGGACCACTCCTGCTGATTGCCCTGCCGGAAGCTTGTGTCCTCAACGTTGCCGGTCTCGGCGTCCATGATCGGCGCCTGTGAGGTGTTGTAGATTTTGCTGCGCCCGACTTCCTCGAAGCGACTGACGCGGGCGATGGCGTGACCATACACCTCCTGCCAGCGCGGTAGCCATATCTCGTCATTTATCTTAAAACGTATCGACTGCGACTGCTGACTGGAAAGGTTGGCCGGGTTGAGGATGAAGAAAAAGCCGCCGAAATAGATCTCGGTCGTCGTCCGCTGCGGTCCCGGTCTCGGCAACATCGCGGCGACCGGCTTACACGATTCGAAGATCGGGTTGAGCCGCGACTTTGCATGCCGGTCAATCATCTCGTCGGTCTGCATCGTCCACGAGATTGGCCCGGCGTCGTTGGCGATCAGCCACGGCACCCAGATGTCAGCGACGAGCGTTCCGCCGATTTGCACCGCCTTGCGGAAATGCACGCGGCGCACCAGCGGATTTTGCAGCGCGTCGAAGATCGGAATCAGCCACGGCGAGAGCCGGACGTTGAAAGGTCCCGGTGTCGCGTAGCTTTCCGGCAAGACGATGTGCTTCCGCGCCCAGTCGTAAATCGGCGAGCGGTCCGGCCTCGGGAGGCGAAGGTTTGCGAGGAGTGCGTCGGCTTCGGTCACGGTTATTGGCCGCCGACGTGTTCAGTGGCGCATCCGTTTGGATGCCGAGGAACGAACGCGATCCATTCAGCGCCGTCGCAGACTGCTGGAAAATACACGTTGTTTTTTGTCCAGAGCGTAAATGCCGCGCCGTTGGCGCATCCGTATCCGTGGTCAAAGAATTCATAGAGCTGAGTTTCCGTCAGCGTGTGCGATTCCACGTCTGCCCACGTTTCGCCATTTTCAGCCAATTTTTTTGTCAGGTCCTGTCGATAGTTTGTGTCGTCGGCGCTCATGTCGTCCCTTTCATCGCGGCGTCGATGGCGGGCAGAATCACTTTGACCGGCTGGCCGACTCGATAGCCAACGGGCGAGCGCGGGACGTGGATGACAAGCAGGGTGTCGGGGATGCTCCCGCCGTTGATTTCTCCATCGACTGCTTCGGCGAGTTCAGCCTCCAAGTCTTGGCAGTGGTGAATTCGGTTCTGCTGGCCCTTGATAAACTCGTGAATAATTTCAGGCGTGCCGCCCCACAAGTTGAGCACCGACCATTCAGCAAGCGCAGCCTCGGCGCGTTCGGCGCGGGCGGTCAGCTCCGTCCGTTCCTCCCGCATGTCGTTGTAAATGGAATCGCAGTTTTCTTGGCCGAGTGCCAAGGCTCCTTTCAGCCGCTCCACCTCGGCGCGGAGAGCGTGCTCAATCTCGCAGGAGCGGTGATAAAGCACATCGGCGCGTTCAAGCTCGGTGCGGAGGCGGGCGAGTTCGGCAAGCACGCGGCGAATGTCCGCACCGTGCTCCTTCATGTCGGTGCCGGCAAGTGTTACGGATTCTTTAACGTATTCACAAGCGAGGGCAACGGCAAGAAGGCCGTCGTCCGTGCGCGGTGTGGCGGTGGAGGGTGGTGTGGTCATGGGTTTTGTGGGTTTCCTTGCCGATAGTCTCGGACTGAAAGTTGCTCCATTTTCTCTTTAGCGCGTGCAACTCGATCTAAGCGCACTTGCCGGTCTTCTAAGCCATAACCGAAACGGTCTATCTCTACGGGTTTGGCGCGAGCCAGATCGTTTACTGCGTCGTGATACGCCGCCTCGGCCATGCGCAGCTCGTCGGATGGTATGACTAGATTCATTTGCTCCCCTCCTTCGTCGCGGCGAGGGCGGCGTCGATCTTACCACGAAGCAACTTGGCCGGGTCGCCTAGTTCCCGGATAGCGAAATAAGCAGATGCGTTTTCAAGCTGCTCCCGCAGCACGCGCACCTTCTCGCGCTCGGCAGCAATGCGCGTTTCCACCATCTTCTGAATCTGCTCCTCAAACGAGGCGATCAACAGCCTTGCCGCCTGTTGCGTGGCCTCCTCAGCGGACAATCCTTCGCCCGTGACTAGGCGTCCATCGTGAGTGATGCGGAGCACTTCCTTGTTTGCCAAGTGCAGAGTTATCGTGTTTGGTGGGGCGGAGAACGTGTTTGGTGGGATGGAGAGCGTGCTCATTTGCGGGCCTTTCGTTTGAGGCATGGGATGCCAGCGGCGGTGAGGGCGGCGTCGGCCATTGCGCGGTATTTGATACCGGGCGCCTCTGGCGTGAGCGTGAATCCGTTCTGGTTCGCGATGGCCTCCGATACGCGGTCGCGGATGGCCTCGGTGTCGTCCAGCGGAATCACGGCGACGCGGACAGGTTTCGCGCAGCCTGCCGCCGTAACCTTAGCTTGGCTAAGGGTCGGGTGTATGCACGGATGGCTCCATCCGGCGATCGGATAATAATTCGCCCACATTACGCGGGGCTTGGGTGTTTTGGTTTTCATTTCGCGCCTTCCTTCTTCGGCCTGCCGCCCTTCTTCCCGTTCGTCCTCGCCGTCGCAATCTTCGCGGGCGAGCGCGAACGCCCGCCGATCTTTCCGCCCTTTTTGCCGAGGGTGACGGCGTGGTGGTTTTTCATGTCGAAAGTTTGCCGCCCGGCTTATGCGGCCTTTCCCGCTTTGAGCGTGTCCGTAATTTCTTGGTCAAGAAGTTGGTCGGTGAATTTTGGCTGACTGAGTGCGACCTTCAAGAACAGATCGACTTGAAACTCAGCGGCTACCTCAGGATGGGCTTCACCGCGTGCGCGGTAGTTGGCAGCGATAGCGCTGAAGAGGGTCTTAACCTTGACGGCGGTGGTGTTGTCCATGCGCCCAACAAAACCGAAAGCGCTTTGGGTTGAAAGCTAAATCTTACGCCTCGCCCGTAATTCTTTGCGACTCAAGCGCCTCGCGCTGAAAGTTGGCGATGTTGCTGTTGATGACCTCGCGGATCTCGTCCAGCATCAGCCCGCCCTCGACGTTCGCCTCTGCTGGCGATTTGCCGGCGACGCGTGCGCCCATCTCGACTTCCAGCTTTAGCCGAAGCAGGAGGTTTAGCTTTTGGCCGAGAATCGCCAGCATGTCCTCGACCACGCGCTTCTCGACCGTGTCGCCGGCCTCTCGATCGTTTTTCATTCGCGCCAGCTTGATCTGCTCGCGCATGAGTTCGGCTTTGAGTTCGGCGAGGTTCTTCGTCGCGTGGTCCTTGCCAATCAGGTGCTCGCCGACGAACGCCTGCCACGCCGTCAGGTTCTCGCGCTTGCCGTCCTCGTGCTTCGGCGGAGCGTCGGGAAATTTGGCGCGTGCGTCGTAGATCGTCTGGCGCGAGAGCCCGAGCTCCTTGGCGAGCGCGGACGTGTCTTTGATCCAGCCGCCCGACTGCTCGGCTTGGAATTCGTTGAGCGCCTTGCGCTCGGAGGTCGTCAGCGTCTTGCCGGCCTTGAGTTTGACCGCGATGTTTTGCAGGTTGCGACGGGCAAGCTGTTCCGACGGAGACCTTGGTATCTCGGTCATACGAGTCGGTTGTCTGGATATGCGCCCTCGATTAACCAGCCGGCGAACTCGCCGAAGCGAAAGATTTCAATTGCCGTCGCCGGAATCTCGGAAGCCGCAAGAGGTCGCTGCGATCCAGCCAATGAAAGTTCTTTTGCAATTACATCAGACGGAGAAGCGCCCGCGCTGATCTTGCCAGCAAGCGTAAGTCTTTGCATCATAGTCGATGCGTAGCCTCCGACGGATTGGCATTTGTCGAAAATTAGAATTGCTCCGCCCGAGTTTACAATCCGCCGAAGCCTGCGAATTAGTTCCGCACGTTGCCACGGCGAGAGAAACATCAGCACGAGAAAACACACGCAAAGATCAAAGCTCTTGTAATTGAATTCGGTTGCATCTGCGCAAACAATCGTCCCCGGCCCTTTGTATTTTTCGCACATTTCTTGCGATGCCTCGATTGCGATAAGCGTTGCGTTGCGCGAGGCGAGAACGTCGGAGATTGCGCGGCCGACATTACCGGTTGAAGCGCCGATGTCATAAACAATACCGTTTTGCGGAACGTAATGCCGAGCGACATGCCCGACGATTGCGGTCGTTAAATCATACCACGGGAGCTGCTCGCGGACGTGCGAGTCAAATGCGTCGGCGATCTCGACTGATTTGAAAGTCCAGTCCCTTGGAATTTGCACGCTCATAGTTTTCGGAGGATTTGATCTCTTACCGTAGCGGCGATGTGGCTCATCATTACCGGAGGAACGGCTCGGCCGAGCCGCTCCCATTGCTGCGCATAAGAGCCCTTGAGAATAAAGTCGTCTGGAAACGCGCAAATGCGGCGAAGTTCCGAGATGCTGAATTTTCTTTTTTCCGTCGGGTGACAAACGCCTGCCGCACCAGTGTTGCCTGCTGTTTGAGTTACACACGGGCACGGCTTATCGAGGTCCGGCTTTTGCAGGCTGAAATACTTAGACGACTGCCCTCCGGTTTTTACTCGATCCCATTCCTTACCGATAGCAAAGCGCGATATGTCGCACTCGGGTTCGATAGGGTTTTGCGCGTGGTTGAGATGCTTTGCTGTAATCCACGGCAGGGCATCGCGGACGGTGTAGCGGTAAGCAAGCGGAACGGGATGCACCGGCTCGCAAGCTAGGTCATTGCGCACGCCGACAAAGATCGTGCGCTGTCTCGACTGAGGAACGCCGAGCCACTGTGCATCGAGAACGCGGCAGGAAACTTTGTATCCGCACGCCTTGAGAGCGCCGAGGATTTCGAGGAAGTAGCCCTTGGCTGTTCCCTTCACAAGTCCGCTGACGTTTTCCGCGACAAACACCTTTGGCTGAATGGCGTTAATGAGTCGAACGAACTCAAAGAAAAGATCATCCGTGCGCTGTGTCGTGTCGGAATACTTTTTGACCTTGCCCCAGCCTGCCTCGCGAGCGCCTGCCGTCGAGAATGATGCGCACGGAGGCGAGCCGTCGAACAGATCGAGCTCGCCGGGTTTCATGCCGATAGCAGCAAGAATGTCCTCCGGCTTAACCTGCCGGATGTCGCGCGTATCGAGGATCGTCTTCGGGTGATTGGCTCGGTAGGTCTCCTGAGCGGCCGGAATAAACTCCGAAGCCCAAAGCACGCGAAAGCCCGCCATCTTGTAACCAAGCGAAGATCCGCCGCAGCCAGAAAAGGTTGAGATAGCGTTAAAACCATTCCACGGAAGGTCCGCGATCTCAGACATCAGCGGAACGCGATACGGCGGTTTGCTCACTGTCCGCCGCTCCACTTGTAGCCGCATTTCGGGCAGTTGTGTTCGGTTTCGATGTTTTCATCGACCTCGGTGAATTCGCCCGGCGGCATTTCTTCTTCGGCGTCCTTTACGTCATCCGGAGAGAATCCGAGCTCATTAAGATCAAAACCGCCCTCGGCGAGAGATTTCAAGACTTCAGTCAGCGAGTCCTCCCACTCCGCTAGCTCCGCCGTCCGGTTGTCCGCAATGGCAAACATGGTGGCTTCGACGCCTTCGAGCTGCGTGCGGACGATCTCAATCTCCTCCCAGCCCAGTTCCTGCGCCGCGGCAAGCGTTCCGTTGCCGGCAAGCACGATGCCCTTGGCGTCCACGACGATCGGCTTTTGCTGACCGAATTTCCGCAGGCTGGCTTTGATCGCGTCGAGATTCTTGCGGCCGTGTTTTCGGACGTTGCTCGGGTCGAGCGAGAGCTCGGAGATTTTGGTCGTTGTTAGTTTCATGTGTCAAAGTGGCTCAAAAAACGAAATGGGTTTTTTTGCGCTAGGTCGCTTAACC